GCTGACGTAGATCAAAACGAGTCCGACAGTGACGTTGCTGAAGCATCACTCACTACTCGTCTAGCTGCTGAAGAGTCCGCTCGTTCCGTTGCTGATTCAAGTATTATTGTCGTGATGGGCACTGCAGACCTTACTCTGCAAAACAACATCACTCAACTAAGCTCGTCTGTCGCTAACGATCGTGTTATCGCAGACAACCGCAACACTTCGAACAACGCTGCTGACGCATCACTCACTACTCGTGTTGCTGCTGAAGAGTCCGCTCGTGCTGCTGCAATCACTGCACTACAAGCTGACGTAGATCAAAACGAGTCCGACAGTGACGTTGCTGAAGCATCACTCACTACTCGTCTAGCTACCGAAGAGACTGCTGCTGCTGCTCGTGCTGCAAGCTTAACTACTCGTTTAGCTGCTGAAGAAGCTGCTTCTGCTAACTTAGCAGGCGGTAACTCCTTCTCTGGTGACCAGGAACTTAACGGTGATCTAACTCTTGAAGAAGAACACTTCGTCAAAGCTGGCTCATTTGTAACTTACTCAGATGCAACCCTCAAGACCAACATCCAAACTATGGATGATGCTCTCGACAAGGTTATGTCAATGAGAGGTGTTACATACAACTTCAAGTCTCGTGAAGACATCGCTGAGGTTGGTTTCCTAGCTCAAGAGATGAAGCAGACAGTACCAGAGGTCGTTTACGGTAACGGCGACGGCAACCTTGGTATTGACTACGCTAAGATTACTTCAGTCCTCGTAGAGGCTGTTAAGGCTCAGCAAGCTCAAATCGAAGAGTTAAAGGATCTTCTTAAAAAATAAAGTAACTTCGGTTACGACGATTGACTTCGGTTAATCACAAACAGGGCCTGTCTGGGATTTCGGTCCCAGGCAGGCTTCTTACTTAGCAAACATATAAAAGGGGGAAAATTTATATGGCAATTAAAATTCAGGGAGACAATATGCAGTATGGGGATACTGCAATTGCTACTCTCTCAACAGATGCTCTAACTTTACAGAGCGGAACGAGCTTAAATGCTCAAAAACTAACTGCTTCTAATGGTATGGAAATTACCAACCATATGACAGCACAAAACGGGGCTGTCAATGTCTCAGTTCAACTAACTGCTTCTAACGGCCTTCGTGTCGGGTCTGGAGGGGATTTGAAAGTCCTCGGACCCTCGTCCTTTACCGGGCTCCTAACAGTCTATGGCGACATGGCCATCGGACAAAACGGTCATTCTGACGAGATTGCTATTTACTCGACTTTTAACAATGATTTAGTTCCGACGACCAACCACGCCTCGGACTTAGGCACATTTGCCAAGCAGTGGGGAGAAGCTCACGTGACCCACGGCTACATTGATGATATTACCGCCACTGGCACTTCAAATCTAGCCACTGTTAATGTCACAGGTAAACTAACTGCTTCTAACGGTTTAGCCGTCACCGGCGATGTTAGCTTCGATGATGCTAACTTCTCAGGCGATGTTACTCTTGGTAGCGCCGCTACTGATGTCACTACTGTAACAGGTCAGTTAACAGCCTCTAGTGGTATTAAAACTAATGGTTCAGCTTGGTTCATGAGTCAAACCTGGATCGGAAGTCCGTTTATGAGTTCGGAGCATGCAAATCAACACAAACTTAGTGTTTACGCAGCTATTAATACCGATTTGATACCGTCTGCTGATAGTTCAAAAGATCTAGGGTCGCTATCACGACAGTGGGCAGAAGCTCACGTTGATCACGGTCATATTGACGACATCACTTCAACTGGAACTTCAAATCTAGCCACTGTTAATGTCACTGGTCAGTTAACTGCGTCAAATGGTGCGTCTATTACCGGTGATGTACTCCTCGGCGAAAACGATTCAATTAAAGCTGGCGTTTATATCACGTATTCAGACGCGACTCTGAAAGAAAATATTGAGGTTATTTCAAATCCTATTGATAAAGTTATGTCAATGAGAGGGGTTACGTACAACTTCAAAAGCAACTCAGATAATCCTGAAGTAGGCTTCTTAGCACAAGAAATGAAACAAGCGGTACCAGAAGTTGTCTATGGCAACGGTGACGGTAACCTTGGTATTGATTACGCTAAACTTACATCAGTATTAGTTGAGGCGATTAAAACACAGCAAACACAAATTCAAGAACAACAATCCCAGATTGATGAACTTAAAGATACTTTGCTTAAAAAATAAGTAACTTCGGTTACTCTTCCGGTTAATTTCGATTCGTCGGATGAGACCTGCTCAGGTTTTCGGATCTGGGCGGGTTTTGCTTTTTAAGAATTTTTTATTAAACTATTTGCCTATATATGGTATAAAGTTAGTATTATTTAGTATCATAATGGAGCTTAAATAAAGTGAACAAAACATGCCATTGTTGTGGGTCTGAATATGCCTCTATGTATGCCGCCGCGCGGTCGACTGCCGACGGAGAAAAGATAAGCAAAGCAGTCAACGACCTGCTAACTGAAAAAATTGATCACTTCAGAATTCCAGAGGATCTAGAAGATAGTTATGTATGTTTAGATCATGCGTGCAAACACATATATAGAGACTTTAAAAAAGATATATCTGAGTTCCACGCTGGGGAATATAGAGAAAAGCAGTATAATGACTCTAAAAAAATGTTAGAGTTAAAAAAAGAATCATTGAGGCTCAGGCAGGCAGCAAATCAAATTAATTTGATTTCAGATTTTTTAAAACCACAAAGTAGTATTCTAGAAGTCGCCCCCGGCCGCGGATTTGTATTAAAAACTTTGTCTAATTTAGGGTACAGCGATGTTACAGGAGTTGATATTGACAACAAAGTAACTCTACACAATGAGCAATATAACCCGGATATAAGGTGTATTACTAGTGATATACTTGATTTCAAAGAAAATAATAATTATGACATGGTAATGGGCTTCGATGTTCTAGAGCATATAGAAGATTTAAAAATTTTTGTAGAGAAAATGCAATCTTTAACTAAAAAATATGTAACAGTACAAGTACCAGTAGACAGACCTTTAATACCCCCAAACTATCACCTGCTGAAGGATCCAAAACCATGGCAAAGGTCTTTTGATGGTCACCTTCATTATTTTACAGAATTATCAATCATTAGTCTTTTTACAAAAAACAATGCATTTAAATGTGTTTTTATGTATAAAACTAAACCGTTCGAAGTCGCCGGAGGGCCAGAGCTTTTGTGTGTCTTTGAAAAGGTAGAAAAACAACAACAAACTTAAAATGGCCAAAGACTTAGATTACATAGCAAGATTAGAAAAAGCAATATCTAGAAAGTATGGGAATGAAGCCATACTTAATCCAATGGCCAATTGGTCCGAGGAAAGAGAAAAAGAATATCTCGAACAATTAAAAACATTAGACAAAAAACACCTAGAAAAAGAACAACAAACAGAAAAGGTTGAAATCAATGGTGTTTTAGTTCCTAAAAAACTAGTTAGTAGAGAAATAAAAAGAGTTTGCCCGACCTGTAAGACCTATTCTTTTAATTTAGAAGATGATGTTTACATGGCCAAATATAATTGTTGCGCTAATTGTTATATTCAGTACGTAGAAAATAGAGAAGAAAGATGGTTACAGGGTTGGCGCCCAGACATAGGAGATAAATAAATGTCACAAGTTAACTTAGAAGTTTTAAGAGGCCTCGCACAAGCTGCAGCCGACTGTTATGATGGAGCACTAGATGATAACGGCGAACGTGTTGATCTAGGCCTCAAGAGAGATGAAGGACATCCAGTCTTTGACTCTAGAACTATGGATGGGTTTAAGATCAAGCTGTCAGGAAATCATTGTATAGTAAACTATCAGTCAGATATTAAATTAAAAGAAGTATATGCAGGTGGTTTCGAGGCTGAGATGGAACAAACACTACAAGACATTGCCGATCATCTAAAGAAGAAGTATAAGAAGCTTACAGGAAATTCTGTTACTTTAACTCCAGATGGTGACGCAGACGTCTTAGTACAATCTACTTCTAGAGTTAGAGTATTCGTAAACGCTCAAAAGAAATTTAGAATCGGAGGACTTGAAGACGTCGAAGATTTAACAGAAGAGAGCGAAGACCGCCTTGAAGCAAGCTTTAAGAGTTTCCTCGACGCCGGCGGCTGGGGAAGCGACCCCGAGAATAAGAATCAGAAGCCGTCTGAGAGTTAAACAACATGGCTTTCGAGCTTACAAGAGAAGAAACGTTAAAAGAGATTGTAAGATCTGGCAAGGATCCTAACTATTTTATCAATAATTATGCCAAGATCTCTCACCCGCTAAAAGGTTTAATTCCTTTTAAGATGTTTGATTATCAGGAAGACCTTATTAAGGACTTCAATGATCACCGTTTCAACATTATCTTAAAAGCAAGGCAGTTAGGTATTTCTACTATCACTGCAGCTTATGTTGTCTGGCTTATGATGTATCATCGAGACAAGAATATCCTTGTCATCGCTACTAAATTCGGAACTGCAGCGAACCTTGTTAAAAAGGTAAAGCAAATCATTAAGAATTTACCAACTTGGATGCAAATTGCTACGATTTCTGTAGATAACCGTACTTCTTTTGAGTTATCAAACGGCTCACAAATTAAAGCTTCTTCAACTTCGGGCGATGCTGGACGTTCAGAGGCGTTATCTTTGTTGGTGATTGACGAGGCAGCGCACGTAGAAGGCCTCGACGAGCTTTGGACAGGCCTATACCCTACTCTATCAACTGGTGGTCGTTGCATCGCGCTTTCTACGCCGAACGGCGTCGGTAACTGGTTTCATAAGACCTTTGTGGAGTCTGAAGAAAAGACCAATAAGTTTAATAATGTTGTCTTGCCTTGGGACGTACACCCAGACCGCGACATATCTTGGTTTGATGAAGAAACAAAAAACATGTCTCGCAGACAAATTGCTCAGGAGCTTGAGTGCAACTTCAACATGTCTGGTGAAACAGTGTTTCATTCGGAAGACCTAGAGCTTATCGCGGCTAATTTAAAAGATCCTAAGTATAAGACTGGGTTTGATAGAAATTTCTGGATTTGGGAGGAATATAATCCAGAGTTTACCTATCTCTTATCTGCTGACGTCGCTCGTGGCGACGGAAAGGACTATTCTGCATTTCACATATTCAAAATCGAAACCATGGAAATCATCGCAGAGTATCGCGGCAAGGCGACACCGGATATCTTTGCTAATTTTGTCGGCGAGGCAGGAAAAGAGTACGGCAATTGCATGATATCAGTCGAGAATAACTCAGTAGGTTGGACTGTTCTTACAAAATTAGAAGAAACATTGTATCCAAACTTGTACTATTCGTATAAATCTTCTCATGAGTATGTGGATCCCCTTACCGCAGAGAGAACATCTAATGCTGTTCCAGGGTTTACGATGTCTAAGAATACTAGGCCTCTAATAATTGCTAAAATGGAAGAATTCATTAGAAATAAACTAGTTAAAATATATTCTAAAAGAATATATAATGAGATGAAGACGTTTGTGTGGCAGAATAGCCGCCCGCAAGCGATGAGAGGATTCAACGACGATTTAATAATGTCTTTCGCTATTGGGTGTTGGGTAAAAGACACCGCATTTACAGTTAATGAAAGAGAATTAGCATACAATAAAGCGTTTTTAACTACTATGAGCCAAGCCACAACAAAGATTAACACATCAATACCGGGAATGATTGGACACAAAGCAGTAAAGAAAGGCGATATCGCAAAACAATATCAAGAATACTCGTGGTTATTAAAAGGATAAAAAATGGCTGACCAAAAAAAGCAAAACAACCCACGTAATCCAGAAAATAAACTATTCAGAAAGCTAACTAGGCTTTTGTCTGGACCAATTGTCAATTATCGGAGGCAAATGCCCCGACGATTCCAAAGAAGACAACTAGATCATCATAAATTCAAGTCAGCGTCTGGTCAATCCTTCAAAAAGGAAGAGTATAACCCTTACGACTCGATGACAACGAACTACATGTCGGTACAGAGTCGCGTAGAGCGGTACATCGACTTTGATCAAATGGAATACACCCCAGAGATCGCCTCCGCCATGGATATATATGCGGACGAGATGACTACTTGCAGTGGCCTGCAGGACATGCTTCATATTAAGTGTGCTAATGAAGAAATTAAGACAGTTTTAGACAATCTATATCATAATGTTCTTAATTTGGAGTTTAACCTTTTCGGTTGGTGTCGTTCTATGTGCAAGTTTGGAGATTTTTTCTTATATCTAGACATTGACGAGGAACAAGGTATTAAGCATGCGATGGGTCTCCCTCAAAATGAGATCGAAAGATTAGAAGGTGAGGACAGAACCAATCCAAATTATGTGCAGTACCAGTGGAACTCAGGCGGGTTAACTTTTGAGAACTGGCAGATCGCACATTTTAGAATTCTTGGTAATGACAAATATGCTCCATATGGAACTTCTATCTTAGAGCCCGCCAGAAGAATTTGGCGTCAGTTAACTCTTATGGAAGACGCAGTAATGGCTTACCGCATTGTTCGCTCACCAGAGCGACGCGTTTTTTATGTCGATGTAGGTAATATTAACCCACAAGACGTAGAACAATACATGCAAAAGGTCATGACCCAAATGAAGCGCAATCAGATTGTTGATGAAACAACTGGCCGCGTTGACCTGCGCTACAATCCAATGAGTGTGGAAGAGGATTACTTTATCCCAACCAGAGGCGACACATCTTCAAGAGTAGAGACTCTAGCAGGCGGTTCTTACACTGGCGATATCGATGATATTAAGTACTTAAGAGACAAGCTCTTTGCTGCCTTGAAGGTTCCCGCTTCTTACCTTTCTAGGTCTGAGGGCGCAGAAGAAGATAAGACAACCTTAGCTCAAAAAGATATTCGCTTTGCTAGGACTATTCAAAGATTGCAAAGATCAGTCTTAGCAGAGTTAGAAAAAATCGGAGTAATTCATCTTTTCACATTAGGGTATAGAGGAAACGACTTAGTTTCATTCACACTGCAACTAAACAACCCATCAAAACTAGCTGAGTTACAAGAGCTAGAGCATTGGAGAACAAAGTTCGAAGTCGCTAGTACAGCAACAGAAGGATACTTCAGTAAACGCTGGGTCGCAGACCATCTATTTAATTTATCCGAAGAGCAGTTCTTACGATCGCAGAGAGAAATGTTCTACGATAAGAAGTTCGAAGCCTCACTAGAGAAGGCAATTGAAGAAATCACAGCCCCGGAAGGCGAAGGTGGAGATGACTTGGGCCTCGGAGGCGCAGGCGGTCTAGGTGATATCGGAGGTGATCTCGGAGGTGAAGAACTCGGCGCACTCGGCGGCGAGGAGTTAGGCGGTGAAGGAGAGCCCGGTGCTGAAGAGCCTGGGGCTGAAGAACCTGCAGGTGCAGATGATGTTCTTCTAGCCGCGCCCGCTAAGCGCGACAGCCCGGATGATCCAATGAAGGTTACAAAGAAAAACGTATTTGGAGTTAATGTAGCATCGACAACAGATAAGTCTAAGGGTAAGTGGTATATGCCTGACCGCCCTAGAACTGGCGGTGCCAAATCAAAGTATGGCAACGATATGCAAGGTCGCCGTAGAAACTATTTATCAACTTCCGGCGTGCCTACGATGACAGGTAAAGATTATAAATTCCCAGGTCTTAAGTCTTTAAGAAATACGGCAAAGGGACTATTTGAAAATCAACAGCCTAATTATAATGATGAGGAAAAGAAAATTTTCCAATTAAATACAGATATTAAAGCCCTTATTAAAGATCTGGAGTCTAAAAAATGAAATTGAAGCACAATAAGAAAAGAAACACAGCGTTTCTTTTTGAAAGTTTAGTAAGAGAGATGACTAAAGCAGTCATCAATAAAGATATGGATAGAAAACAAAAGGTTTTGGCTATCATAAAAGAACATTTTCAAAAGGGTTCTGAACTTTCAAAAGAGCTTGAAATTTACAAAAGCGTCTTAGACAACGAAAGCATTGAGTCTAAGTTAGCTGAAAAGGTTATTGTAGAGGCAAAGTCTCAACACACAAGCTTAGACAAAGAGAAGATTTTTGTAGAACAGAGCGCATTAATAAATGTAGTGAATAAAGAATTATCAAAAGACACTTTTTCAAACTTTGTGCCCAATTACAAAAACTTAGCTACACTCTACCAGATTTTTAATACAAAGCTCGCACCTAAGAAAAAGGTTATTCTTGAAAATTCAATTTGTGAGCACATCTCTATTAAAGAAGAAGAACAAAAAGCTGTTGCTCAAGTACCATCAGATAAGCTCGTGCTTAACACTTTCATTAACAAGTTTAATGAAGCATATTCAGAAAACTTATCAGAACAACAGCAAAATCTTTTAAATAAATATGTTACATCTTTTGTAGATAATGGTATTGAGCTTAAGTTATTTTTAAATGAAGAAATAGCAAGACTAAGAAGCACTATTAAAAGCTCTATCAGCAACGATGATTTTGCCGAGGATAACGTGCTGCAAGAGAAGACTTCAAAATTATTAGAAACAATTGACGATTTTAAAAATAAAACTATTGATTCTAAATTAATTAAAAAGATACTTAAAATACAACACCTAGCCGAAGAGATTAACAACAATGGCAATTAATATTAAAATATCACAACCTAAAAGAGAAGTAATCCGAATCACAGTAGACGAGCACGAGAAGCCGGATGCATCAATCAAGATGGATTTAAAGGCCCGCCGCACGCTTGACGGAAATGTTTTGATTTTTGACCACAAAGATATTGATATTGTATTGATGCCGTCTAGCAAAAAAATTGTAACGTTTGCAAAAGACGTCCTCGGTGACGATGTATATGAGGCCCAGAACCGTCTTTTTTCCTACTTGTTTAAAAAGGGCATTGTGTCCCAAGATTCTATTCAAGGTGGAAACGTATACTCTTCAATGGAAGCCAAGATTTTAGAAAGCAAAAAGTATAATACTACCCAAGTTGCGCTTTTTGGCATTGGTAAATTCTTAGAGGAAGAGAAGCCATACCTAGAATTTGAAAAGGCCTTTGAAAAGGCAGAAGAAGAGAGGCTAGCCGAACCAGGACCAGAAGACTCATCAGAGTTTGATCCGGAACGCCACGATGCTCAAAAGGGATCACTACGACCTGGCACCAACGCCCCTTACGGCATCTCTAGTATTTATAGAATTTAAGAGTTAATCGCATGTCCCTAATATATTTTATCCTCTGCGCCTATGGGCTGACTCAGATATTAGTTTATGGCAGTATTCTAAACTTACTTCGTCCGACTCACGGAAGATTAGGAGAATTGTTTAAATGCACAATGTGTATGGGCTTCTGGGTTGGTGTTTTTCTTTTTGGAATTAATGGCTTAACAGAACTATTTAGTTTTGACTATAATTTAACAAACGCATTCCTATTGGGATGTTTAAGCTCTGGAACGTCGTATATTATTAATATGGTGTTCGGAGATCACGGAATAAAATTAGAGAGTTTAACTAATGAGAAAACAAAATCGACCAGAAGTAAGACGCTGCTGCAAGGGTAGCTAACGCGCGCAGGTAACGCCTGCACATAAAACTTTACAATAAGGAAAATAAAATGAAACTTACTAGATCATTACTAAAACAAATTATTAAAGAAGAGTTAGAGAAGACTGTATCAGGAGAGACAGTCACCGAGACTACTGAGGAAGTTACCGAAGAAGTGGTTGAGGAAGAAGAGACTGTAGAAGAGGAGTTCGATGCAGCCGCACGAATTGCTCAACTAGAAGAGCAACTTGAAGCTCTAAAATCCAATCTTAAGTGAGGAACTTAAAAAGTGTCAAAACAACTTTTACAAGAATATTTTCAATTATGCCCTGACGGCATTTGCGACTTAACCGTATTAACTGAGGATGAGAAGCGCAAAGTAGACGACGGTACTGTTTACCTTGTCGGAGTAATCCAAAAGGCCGGCACAAAAAATGGTAATGGCCGCGTCTATCGCAAAGAAACTTTACAAAGAGAAATGGAAAGCTATCAAAAAGCAATTAAGGAACGCCGCGCTCTAGGGGAGTTAGATCACCCAGACGATTCTGTTGTTAACCTTAAAAATTCCTCTCACTTGGTTTCTAAAACTTGGTGGGACGGGGATAGTGTCATGGGCAAGATTGAAGTCTTGGACACTCCTTCAGGAAAAGTATTGAAAGCCCTTTTAAAATCTGGTGTTAAACTAGGAATTTCGTCTAGAGGGCTTGGCTCTGTTTCGGAAGGTTCGAATGGTACAATAATGGTTGAAGATGATTTTCAGCTTATTTGTTTCGATATTGTTTCAGAGCCCTCCACACCTGGAGCTTATTTAAACCCAGACGGTCAAAATAGAAGTAGAATTTCAATGGCGCTTTCGGAAAACAAAAAGTCTACAAGCAGAGCACAAAAAGTTAATAATATACTTGATGACATTTTAGGTGAATAATGAAAAAGAATGAATTAAAAAAAACTCTCAAGCCGCTTATTAAAGAATGTATTAAAGAATGCATTTTTGAAGAGGGTGTTTTGTCTGGAATTATTACAGAAGTCTTAGCCGGTATGCAAACTCAAAGAGTTGTTACCGAAGGAATTACTATTAAAAAGGACACAGGCCCATCTCCAGAAGAACTTCAAAGAAGAGAAGAAGAGATAGAGAGACAAAAGCAAGAGAGAATTAAAAGGTTAAACGAATCTGCAAAAGTTGGAGGAGTTAATATATTCGAGGGTGTCGAGGCAGACACAATTGCACCAGAGCCTGGACATGGAGCCCTTAGTGGAGTCTCCCCTGGTGACTCTGGAGTTGACATCGGCGGCATTTTAGGTCTCGCCGGTGGCAAATGGAAAGATTTAATATAGGTATTATAATGGCACGCGCATACAATGTTGAAGTAAATATAGAAGAAACCCGCGGCGACGTTGGTAGACTCATTAGAAAATTTACAAAGAAAGTTAAAAAGATTAAACTTTTAGATGAGCTTAGAGATAGAAGATATTTCAAAAAACCGTCATTAAAAAGAAGAATGGCAAAACTTAGTAGAATGCGGAATGCAAAAAAAGCTGAACGCGCTAGACAAGAAAAATACGACAAAAAGGCAGGAGCTAGAAGATGAGTAACAATCCAGGACATTTCAAATATAATGTAGGTATCGGCCACGTTGGGTCGTACCAAGTAAGCGGACACCCGTTTATAACAGGTTCCACGGGCATCGATTCGGGAGTGACACACACAATCACTTTTCCTAGGGTCGCGAAAAAGGTAGTAGTAACGAGTCGCAGTGCTCAAGACCTACAAATCTATTTTACGCATCCGAACACTGGGGATGCCGGCACAGGAAAACACTACGTGACATTAGTCGACAACAAGGATTCTTTTACTTTTGATGTTAAGTGTAAAGAAATCTATATCACATCTCTAGGCAACGCCGGAGCCTACGAGGTATACGCAGAGTTGACCGGGATTGAGACGAAAGAGATGTATCCATTAACCGGTTCAGGTATAACAGATTTAGATACAGTTAACGATTAAAACATTTATCAATAAATGTTAAAGTGGAATTTAGTAAAGATTATGACTACTTACTTATGGTAATTTATTTTTAAAAAGGAGTTTTTTGTATGTCATCCATGCTAGAACAAGCAGTTATCGATGCCGAGGCGTTGAAAGAAGTTGCAATGAAGAATGCCGAGAGCGCCGTCATTGAGAAATACTCAGACGAAATTAAAGAAGCAGTTGAGCAGCTTCTAGAACAAGACGAGCCCGAAGAGGCCGTTATTAATGAAGCCGAAGAGGCTCTCATTGATGAAATGCCAGGAGCTTGGTCAGATGGTGAAGAGCTATGTGGCTGTCCTGATGACGATGAAGTTGTTACTGTTAACCTAGATGATCTACTTGGAAACGGCGAAGGCGCCGGAGAAACCCACGAACAGGCTGCTGAAGATATTGTTGGCGCCGAGGGCGAAAACGAGCTTAACCTAGAAGAGTCTGTAAACCAAGAACCAGAGCTAGACCTTGACGAGGACATGTTAGCGGAGATCATCGAAGGTCTTACTGTCGACATTAAGCCAGTTAAGGGCGGCTGGGCCGGAACTCCCCAATCAAAGGTAGAGTTAAACGCCGAGCAACTATTAGCTCGCGAACAAGACGATGAAGTAAAAGAAGAGAACGAGACTCTAAGAAAGGCCGTCAAGGATCTACAAGAGTCAAACACATCACTTCAAAGTACTTTAGAAGAGAATCAAGAGAAGATTGCAAAATTTGAAGAAAGTGTTGAGTACTTAACCAGTACTCTACAAGAATCAAATGTTACAAATGCAAAACTTCTATACACAAACAAGGTTTTGACAAACAACTCCCTGAATGAGCGGCAAAAAACACAGCTTGCCGAATCTTTGTCTAAGGCCGAGACCGTTGAGGAAGCAAAGGTCATTTATGACACGCTTCAAGGCGCAGTGGGTGGCACATCAAGAAAGCCATCAGCAGAATCACTGAGCGAGGCAGTTAACAAGACTTCTTCAACAATGCTGCTTTCTAGAAGTAGAGAGCAAAATTCCAACAAGCAAGATGGCAATGCTACTTCACGTTGGAAGATCTTAGCAGGAATTGAGTAATCAATTCAAGACATAAACTAACTAATTCAATGGAGGATTTCTAACATGTCTGTTTTAGATAAACTAACAGAGGGAATCGTACATAGAAACGTTCAAAAGGAAGGAACCGCACTACTAGAAAAGTGGGAGCGCACCGGACTTCTTGAGGGTATCAATGACGATAGTTCCCGTAACGGTATGGCCCGTCTCCTAGAGAACCAGGCCGCACAGCTTCTTAAGGAAGCTTCTTCAATGGCTGCTGGCGATGTCGAAGGCTTCGCATCAGTCGCATTCCCTATCGTCCGTCGTGTATTCGGTGGACTAATTGCAAATGACCTCGTGTCAGTTCAACCAATGAGCCTACCTTCAGGCCTCATCTTCTTCATGGACTTCCAGCTTAACAGCGCCCGTGGTGGCCAAGCTGCTGGTGATTCATTATACGGTGGTGGCGTTGTCGGTAATCAGCTTACTGGCGGTGTTGACCTCGACGGTGACAACGCTGAGAAGGGCTTCTACGCTCTTAACAACGGCCACGCTTCACCAACAGGTTCAGCTACATTCCACCTAGTACCAATCGCTTCTGGTAACGTTGGTTCTGGTGACAATGACGATGCTGCTAACGCAGTAACAAACGCACTACTCGGTGGTGGCTCAGTTGAGACAAGCCTCAGCAAGCTTTGCCGCTTCGATCCTGATCTTTCAGGTTCAGGTGTTGTTGTTTGTGCTGTTACAGGTGCTGACAGTCTTGACGACGGTACTTCACGTCTTTCGCTACTCAACCGCAACAATCTTGTTGCTCTTGCAGCAGCGCAAGCAGCCGTTTCAGGCGCAAGCTCTGTAAACAACACAATCGCACGTCACGTTCGTCGTCTAAACGACCTTGTTGGTGGTGCAACAGCTAATGCTGGCGCGAGCACAAACGCTCTTGACGCAACTGCTGCTGATTCAACCTACCTTCTCGTATTCCGAAGCACAGGCTCAAGCCTCACTGCTGACGACATCGGGAACCTCAAGGACGAGCTTGAGAACAAGCGTGTTACAGTTACTTTCCCAATGGAAGATAACTTTGATGCATCCAATGCTCTAGGTTCCGTAATCGGTGCTACACCGTGGGGACTTGAGGGTGAGGACGCTATCCCTGAGATCGACATCAAGGTCGACAGCATTGCAGTTACTGCAATCACCAAGAAGCTCAAGGCTAAGTGGACACCAGAGTTAGGTCAAGACCTTAACGCTTACCACAACCTTGATGCTGAAGTTGAGCTTACAAGCATCCTTTCTGAGCAAATTGCTCTAGAAATCGATCGTGAGATTCTCAACGATCTCGTTCAAG